GAGCACGTTCTTGATGGGCGCGAAGACGCATGGGACAACCACGAATGTCTAGACAATATAAACCCCCTCACGGGATGCCGCAAGGGGGTGTGTGACAGTTTAGAAATTGTTTGTCCAGACCATATATCCTTCTTTATCATATACTTCACAATATATGTAATATAATGGATCTATACTCTCCATATTTGTTCTAAATGAGAATACTTCGTCAGCATATTCTCTTGCCATAATATCACTTTGAAATTCTAGATAGTTATCATCTTCACGTTTTAGAGATTCGTAAATCTCGTCAGGTATTTTTCCTTTGTAAAATTCTAGTATTTTTGTAAGTTCTTCATCTGTTCTTGGTTTTACTTCATAATATACTACCGCACGTTTATGAGTAGTGCAGTATGAACTAACCATTTCGTGATGTTTAATAATTTTCATTACTGTATACCGTCTCTATATTGTGCCCGAGTAGAAAAATTTCGTTTTAATTCATATTCTAAACCCTGAATACCATCATGAAATGTATCATAAAAATCAGAGTTACGTTCTAACTTATCATACATTTGTTGTGAAAATGTAACCATTTTTTCGTTAAAATGTCTAACTCTAGGATCTTGAAATGTGGATTGTATCCAAAATACAACCACGTCCCTATTTCCAGAAGTAACTTTATCAACCCAGTGTGGTATTCCAGTATCATATAAAATTAGTTGCCCTCTTTTTAATTTTATTGGTATACTATAAGATTTGTCTAGAGATACATCTAAATTTAATTCACCCCCATCATAGTCATCAGGATTACCAATAAAAATGGTACAACTATAATCAGAATAACATGTACGAACTTCTGTTGGTCCATCTGATTTATAAATTAGACGATCCATCCAGGTGCTGTCGTGATGATATTTATATTCACCACCTTCCCTATATCTTAAAAATTTGGGACCTGTATGTGATAATAATCCAGTAAATTTAGTAAACCATCCATTTCTATGGATTGCTCCTCTAAAAATATTCAAACATTTTGCGTATGAAGCAGATTTGACAGGAATTTCAAAATTAGATTTGTCGTCACACTTTTTCTCTTTTGATCTCATTCCCGCATGAAAAATCATCTTACCAACATGCCACTTTGCTTTATCATAACATTCATCTAAAGCATCACATTCATCTTCAGTAAAAAAATCAAATACTCTAATCATATTCTGTGCCGTCAATAATATTTAATTCCCAATTCCAATTAGAATCAATTTGTTGTAGTCTACTATTCACATATGTAAACATTTCATCATATGCCAATTTCGCAAGTTGTGTTTCTTGATCTGAAATATATTTGGAATTTTGAATTTTTTCAAAAATTTCCGTCAATTGATCAGAATTACTAGCACCTGGTGATGCTCCAGCAATAAATGGTTCTACTTTACCTCTACTTATAAGTTCATCAACATTAGAAATTCTTTGAATGATTTTAAGAAGTTTTAATTTAAGATATAGTAGTGCTGGATTATTAAAATGTTCCGGAATAGATAAGTACTCTACAGTTTCTTCAGGATCATACATTGAGTATTGGTCAGGATCCATAGGAAACTGAACTAAAGTCATTTTATTTGTAATCCAATTTATATCATTTCCCATATCTCTCAATGTTTGACGATATAATTTCCACTGATTTTTTTTCTCTTCAGTAAATGGAACATCGGGAAGAACAGTCCAATCAGAGGCTTTTAACATAGCCTTTCTTTTCGAATCTAAATTGATTTTGTAAAATCCCTGAGATTTTTTTACAAATGATTTAATCTCTTCAGTTTTTTCTTGCAGCCATCTGATATGATAGTCGTCACAAATTGCCATCATGATTTCATATATGGGTTTGAAATCATCTTGACTTACATAATCAAAATTATATAATTTTTTGGAGTATGATTGAGATTTAAAATCATAATATTCTCTTTCTTTGGTACATTTATATCCTGTACCAGATTCATAAGAATTTAACATTATAATTCTATCATTTGTGGAGGTCCACTCTTCCGGAAGTTTCCCTATAAATTCAGATTCATATTCGTCCAAAGACATCCTATAAATTCTACCTTTATGGTAGATAGTATAGGTATTATCATCCTCATTTATGAGTTGAAAATCGAGATTTAGATCGTCCATTAGATATTATTGTTAAGTCTTGGTGCGGTGAGATACCATCCTGTCAATATATATTTAGTTTGACTTAGTGGTGGATTACCTCTATGGACGTGAGTGAACGCAGCAGGCCAAATTACAACAGTTCCTGTAGATGGTTTAATTCTTTTGTTCTGATATAAAAATTCAGTTTCTCCACCTTCATCAATATCGTTCAAATATATCGACCAGACAGCAGTTCTGGAGGAAAAAGCATATGATGAATTTTCACAATGCCAAACATGATATCCACCGCCGGGTTCAGTTTTTTGTATTTTTACATCAGAAGAAAATATTGTTTCATGCATCAAATTGGGATACATGTCGTTATAATGAATCCAACACGATTGTAGGTACTGAGATATTCTCTGAACTTGCCTTCGTGAATAATGGTTCATCATTAAACTAATATCACTTCTACCCAATTTACGATTTCCAAATTGAGTCTCACCATTCATAATTTCTGACTGGATATCTTCATCTACATTATTAGTGGAGATATCTTCTAAAAGATTATCGTACTCTTCGATAATTTCTTTACAGATTACTCTAGGAACAAAATTTTCCCAAACGGCAATAAATTGATCTACACTTCCTTCCTCTCGCGTCAAATCGAGAGGTTTAATTGGCATAACGCCATGGCCTACAATAGACATAGTTTGAAATTCAAGATAATAACAAAATTATTTAGTACGCCTTAATCATGTATTTTAGGCGGAAATACGGAGACATCAGAGATAATTTCTCCGCTGCCTGTAGTCTAACATTTAATGAGTTGTCCCAGGTCTGAATGTTAGAATTTCTTAACGTGAGTGTTGCTGGATTTACTGACATCCCTAGGTCATTAACTATGTCTTTGGTCATGTTAATGGTTGGACCCCTATTATTAGTATCAGCATATGATTGCGAATATGTTGCTGTACCACCCGCAAATACATCATTATAAGTTGTTCCACCATCACTATTATCATTACCAAATGTTCCTAATGGTAGAGTTCCATCAGTACTATCCCAATATAATTTGTGGGAGTGTCTTCTAATTGTTGCTCCACCTCTATTAAATGGATTTACACCACCAGATGCGCTTTGATTATTGTAAGCACCAACTGATCTACCACAACATGCTGGGTCTCCAGATGCTGCTTCAGGTCCTTCACCTCCAGTTGCCTGAATAAAATTAGCTTGGTGATCATGCGGTGGTGGTCTAGATACAATTACATCATCAACATCAGATGCAGACCAAAAAGCATTACCTGCTAATTCAACGTCAACAATTCCAGTAATTGTATCCCACCCTAAAGTATTGTATCCACCAATCTCAAAAGTATCATCTGCTACGCCACCAAAATTACCACCTTCAAATCCTATTCTTTGAATACCATATGCATCAAATGCATTAGGATTTGATGCAGAAATAGTTGCACCCATTTCCCCAGAAACACCCACATTTGCTATCGATTCAATTCTAAAAGTTACTCCAGTGGTTTGGTATTGTATTGGAATATCAAATGCTAATTCAGTCCATCCAGAATATGTATTATCCCATTCATCCAAAGTGAGAGTAGTATTGCCCGTTGCTGGTACAATAGTTTCAAATGATCCGTCAGGCCAATAAAGTCTCAAATCATCTCCAGGATTACCGGAATTATTTGGTCTCTCGCCACCATTGCTATCATTACCAGAAATAATGTATAGAAATATTCTAGTATAACCAGTTAAATCTACAGTATATTGAGCAGATCTAGTTGTTTGAAGAGTATTAAAAGGAGATAAATTATATGTACCAAATGCTAAGTATTCTCCATTATTAGCAACAAATGGTTCGCTAAATCCACCAACTTCTCCAGTTCCACCAGGTTGATCATTACCATCTTCATAAGGAATTCTAGCAACACCAGTCAAAACTTCTGTACTTGTTAAAAATGTATCTGCTACATCATAATATATTCTAGGAAAACTTTGATCTCCCGGAGTAATTTCTGAATTTGGTGGTAGTTGTCTTACTGTATCAATAATAAATTGACCTCCAGTAGATCCAGCAAGTGCTAAATCTGGTTGTGATCCACTATTTCCCGGTCCAGCATTTACAACAACTGAAGCACCAGATCCTATATTACCATCAATAAATCCAGTTCCTTTTAATTTGACCGATCTATAATCAGGAAGATTAAATGTAGTGGTTGTAGAACCATATACATCACCAATAACATTGTAAAGTGCTGGATAATCATCTTTATCTACAGTTCTACCATCACAAGGTAACCAACCAGGGAACAAATTTTCTATATTCCAATTATTTCCTTCAGTGTTAATATTTCCATCATTAGTCCATGTAGAAGGTTTAGGAACTTGCATGATAGTTCCAATACTTACACCTAATGCTTCTTGACTTTTAGAATATTTTACTGGCATGATTAAAATTTTATAAAGTATTCTACTAGAACAAATTTAGCACCAATATTATCAAGTTTGAATGTATTATCTGCTCTCACGTTAATTGTTGTCACTAAATTAAATGCTTCCACTTCAGTTGGAACAGATAACTCAGTAGAATTTCTCTCAACTCTTTCAATCTCAAATTGATGAGAGTGCTCTGTATCTTCAAACGATGAATTAGTTCCAACAGTTGCTGGACCAGATCTTGCCTGTAGAGTATCACCAATGTTGGGAGAAGCATCTTCTGAAGCACACTCAATTCCTTCAGTATTACTACATTCAGGTTGACCAGCTTCATTGTCATAATTAGGCACGTTATCTGCAACTGATGGTGGATTTTCTCTAAATGATTGTGGAAAATTACCATAATGTCCATGTGATAGGTATCCACCAATCGAAACTGCAGCAGCCTCAAGTCTTGGTTGCAAAGTAGAAGTCATGACACGTTGATTACTAAGTTGAAAATCATACTGAGGAACCCCTAAAGATCCATCATATCTTACTTCATATTCACCAGATTGATTAAGTCTAAGTTCAACACCAATTCCCGCTTTTGGAAAATCTTGACCGTTCCTTGGAGCATTTAGAAATTGATACTGACCCTGTGCCGTACCAGCAGTTATAGTTTTTGATCCTAAATCTGGTAGTTGGAACTCATCTTCATCAAGTTCAGTCTCTTCTTTCTTAAATCTACAATCATCACCAACACCCAGTATACCAGCTAATTCTGGATAATCAACTACCCTCAATACTTCACCATTACATCTTAAATATCCAGCTGGAACCGCATCCTTAAATTCTGGATCACTGGGAAGTGTTCCAGTCAATGATCTTGGAAAGGCAACAATAGTACCAGGAAAGATACCATATTTTCCTTTTTCAAAAGAATATCTTGCCGGTGCCATACTAGAATGCTCTAATAATATGAATTATTTGTAACGTGGGTGTGATAACATCAGCAGTAAATTCTGCTATATCAGTAATAGTACTATTTAGTGGCGTAACGTTACCTGTAGTAATGTTATTAAGTGTGTATTGCGAATCAAAAAAGAAATTTCCTTGCTGAATTTCAAAAAATTGATCTGGGTGTCTATGTGGTGTAGGTTCTTCAGGTGAAGATTGGAAGTTAATAATATCAGTAGCCAAATTAACAGGATATGGAAGAATACTGTTATTGTTTATTGGGTTACCACCACCCTGTGAAGTTGTTGCTTCAATAGTATCAAAACTTGATAATAGATGGTTGTATGGATCTGTAGTGAGTTCAAAATCAGCAGATGATGGAATCAATCCAAAACCATTATTACCACTAGCTTTAGTAAATAATGATTCTAATGAGTTTGCGGATTCAAAAATATAAATTTGAGTACGACGATTTAGTCTGGTATTTGCTTCGTTTTTATATACCTGATAATCATCACATTGATCATCACAACATGGACCAAGTGGATAGGCAGTAAAGCAGTTCAAAAAACAAGCGTTGAATCCTTCAGCGGCAAAACTTTGGCAAGATTCAATAAATCCTTCTGGCGGAGCAATCACTTCCTGTGTTTCAGGATGACTGTGAGCAGCTAAGTGGTGATCTCCAAGCATTCTAGATTGAGAAAGAATAGCGTCAAAATAAATTGGTGGGTTAGCATCAAAATCTGTCAATGTTCCCCTTAAATTAGACACCGGATCCACACTTACAAACAAATCTATTTTTGAAGTTGCTAGTGAGGTAGAATCATTTTCAGTTTCATTTAAGTCATTAATTTGAGATTGAAACAAAGGATCCATTTCAGATCCAAATAGAGAAGAATGATTAGTATGATAGTCTACTACTTCTTTTCCAGTTAATCTTGGAATTTTGAAAGAATTTCCACTACCACCATAACGATATCCAAGCATGTCAAATAAATCTTGAAATTCATTCGTGTCTAATTGATCTCCATTACAGATTAACCAACCTTTTGGTATAGCGCCAATGGCACCGCACCAGGGAACAATAGTACCAATACTTGTTCCCTTTAGTGTCTTTAGTGTGTTGTAATTTACTGACATATTAGATCTCTACTAGTCTCCAACCCTGTAAACTTCCTTCAATTGTATTAGCATCGGCATCTAAATTACCAACGTAAATTAGTCCAAATCCAGCGTTAGGTGTATTAACAACTAATTCACCGCCATTATAAGGAGTTGTTCCTGGTAATCCTAGGAGACTTCCAGTATTATCTCCCTGAATACGAACGCCAGCTGGTGCTCTAACAACTAACTGTGTATTATATGTTAGATTTCCAGCAATATCAATAATTCTAACCATATCACCGGTAGTTGCACCAGTTGGTAACTTAAGAATTAAAACAGTTTCTGATCCTGTAGGTCTTACAAAATAATTTGTATTTGCTATCAAGGTTTCAGTGGCGCTAACTGTTGCTTCACTATTGCTTGTAGTTGGAATATATACCCATTTTCTAGCACCAGTGGTGGTAATATAGTTATCTATACCACCAACAGTTTGTGAAGAATTGAACGTGACTACATCTTGGAATGTTGACTCATTTGTTACCTCTAGTTGATCTGGTAGTAATACGCCATCATTAGTTGTAGT